ACCTTTTTAAGAGCTTTAATTTTAATATCATTTATAGTTTCTTCCATTTATTTATATATTCATAAAAAAGATTTAAACAAACTCCCAAATTATCTTTAAATAACTTATTTATAATAATCATATAAACATATGACATTAATAATTTAAATGTTATTCCACACAATGATTATTGATGATTATTTGAATTATCAAGATGAGTATCGTAAGAAATATGGAGATAATACTATTATTTTAATGCAAGTCGGATCATTCTTTGAATTATATTCTATTATTGAAAATTGTCCATTTATGTCAAAGATTTCTGATATTTGCAATATTCAAATTTCTAGAAAAAATAAAGCAATCAAAGAAGTTTCGAGAAATAATCCGATTATGGCAGGTTTTCCTTTATATACTTTAAATAAATTTGTTACTATTCTAACTGAAAATAATTATACTATTATTTTAATTGAACAAGTTTCAGCACCTCCTAATCCTGATAGAAAAATTACTGAAATTATCAGCAAATCAACTTATATCAGCAATGGAAATAATAGCATTCCTTCAACTAAAAGTAATTATATTATGGTTATGTATTTTGAAGAATTGAAAGATGATTTACTTGTTGTTGGAATTGCTGCTGCTGATCTCACAACAGCTAAATCTTTTGTTTTTGAAAGTGGAGCAACAAAAGCCGACAAAAACTTAACATTAGATGAGGTTTATAAATTGCTTACTATCTATAATCCAAGTGAAATTTTATTATTATCTGAAAATGATATCAAAAATAAAAATCAAATTATTGAAATTACTAATTCTATAAATTCTCTTGTTCATCAGAAATGGGATAAATATGAGCTTTTTCCAGTTATCAAAAAACTTGATTATCAAAATAAAATTCTTGAAAAATCATTTGAAAATAATTCTCAGCTTTCTATTTGCGAATTTTTAAATTTAGAAAGAATGAATTATGCTAGGATTAGTCTTTGTTGTCTTCTTCAATTTGCATATGAACATAATGCAGATATTATAAAAGAATTGCAAGTCCCTTCAATCTTAGAGCAATCAAAAATTCTAAATATTGAATATAATAGTTCTCTTCAATTGAATATTATTAGCAATAATTCAAATGATCGCCCATTATTAGACATCTTAAATAGATGTTCAACTGCTTTTGGATCTCGTCAATTCAAAGAAAGGCTTTTAAATCCTATTACAGACCCTGAAGAATTGAATATCAGATATAATAAAATTGAAGAACTTTTGAAAAATAATAAATTCAAAATTATCAATAAATATCTTAATAATATTAATGATTTAGAAAGAAGCAAAAGAAAGATTTTATTAAAAAAATTTAATCCCAGTGAATTTAGCTATTTCTTTAATTCCCTTGAAAATGCTATCGAGGCTTTTAAAGTTGTTGATAATTCTGATATCATCATTAAAATAACATCTATTATTGATTATTTGAAAGTTTTGAATTTAGATGAATGTTCTAAATATAATATCATTGATATCAAAACAAATATTTTCAATATTGGTTATCTTCCTGAAATTGATGAATTAACTACAAAAAGAAATGATAAAATAAAACTTTTAAATTCTATTTGTGATAGTATCAATGATATTACAGATGAAACAATTTGCAAACTTGAAAATAGTGATAAAGATGGTTATTATATCTTAATTACAAAAAAAAGATATGAAACAGCTCTAAATAAAAATAAAAAAATTATGTCTAAATTTGAAAAAAAAATAATTGGAACTAATAATAATAATCTTAAATTGACATCTGATGAAATCAATGAAGCCTCATCAACAATTGAAACAATTGAAATGAAAATTCAATCAATAGTCATGAAAGAATATTTAAGTTTCTTAACAAAATTTTTAAATGAAAATAAAAATAATCTTGATATCATTATTAATGAATTGACAGAACTTGATATCAATAATTGCAATGCTAGAAATTCTTTTGACTATTGCTATCATAAACCAACAATTTCAACGACTTCTGAAACCTCTTTTATAAATGCTCAAAATTTAAGACATCCAATTATTGAAAGAATTTATAGTAATATTGAATATGTTGGAAATGACATTTCTTTAAATCAGAATGGAATTTTATTATATGGAATTAATGCTTCTGGGAAATCATCATTTATGAAGGCAGTCGGCTTGTCGATAATTATGGCACAGGCTGGAATGTATGTTCCTTCAACTAATTTTAATTATTATCCTTACAGACACATAATGACCAGAATTTGCGGAAATGATAATATTTATAGAGGAATGAGCAGTTTCGTAGTAGAAATGACAGAACTTCGAAATATTCTTCAAAGGGCTAATAATAGTAGTCTTATTATTGGTGATGAAATTTGTTGCGGAACTGAGGCAATATCAGGAGTTGCAATTGTTTCTGCTGCAATTAATGAACTTGTTTTTAAGAAAGCTTCATTTATTTTCACAAGCCATCTGCATGAATTGACAGATATTTCAATAATAAAAGAAAAGATAATTGAAGATAAATTGAAAATCTTTCATATGCATATAGAAATAATAGATGATTTAATTATTTATGAAAGAAAATTGAGAGAAGGACAAGGATCTAATATTTATGGGATTGATGTTTGCAAATCATTGGATATGCCTCTAAATTTTATGAAAAATGCTGAGATGATAAAAAAAGAGGTTTTGGGATTAAATACAACTATTATAAATACAAAAACTTCAAATTATAATTCTTCTATTTATATGGATATTTGCGAGGTTTGCAAAAAAAATAAGGCAAATGAAACTCATCATATTAATTATCAAATGGATGCAGATGCAAATGGAAAATTTGATAGTTTTAATAAAAACATTCAACATAATTTAATAACAATTTGTGATGAATGTCATAAAAATGAACATAATGGAAATATAAGTATTTTAGGTTATAAAATGACAAATAAGGGAAAAAAATTAGAAATTGATGACAAAAGCAAGAAACTTATAAAAATTGAGAATGATATTTGGTATTATAGAAGTAGAATAAATGCAAAATGGCAACCAACAACTGAAAGTGATATGATTTTATTTTATAATAAGCAGATGAAAACTAATAAGACAGGTGCCGAAATTTTAGCCGAATTTCTTTGATGACTATTAATAGCCATCAAATATGATATTATTTATTTTTTCGATAATATTATATATCATCACTGTTATAATATTATCATTATTTATGATATTTGAAACCTCTTATAAAAATGATAGAATAACTACATTATTAAGAGATGGATTTATTATTTTTAATAATGATAATATTGATGAAATCATTAAAAATAATCTTTCCGAAGATTATATTTTAATTGATTATCTTTATACAATCAAAGGTTGCACACTTTCAACATTTCATAGAGATGTAACATCAAGTGCATTTATACATAAAACAAAATATCCAGTTTATACAATCATTTCATATTATAATAGCGGACCATTATTAACAGTATGTCCAGAAAGCCATACGACAGCCCCATTTTTATTTCAACCTCCTGTAATTATAAGTGGAAATCCAAAAACAACAATTTTATTTAATTGTGATTTGGTTCATGCAGGTGCTATAAATAATTTAGGTGATGAGAGATTGGCAATTCAGAGAAAAATTTGTCATAAAGATGATCTTGAAAGATTATCACATTTAATAGGAATTAATAAAACAAATATTGGAAAATGTGATAAGAAAAATAATAACTATTATTATTTTTTAAGAAAGATATCATTAATGTTTTCATTTGTTTTCAATCATTTATTAACAGGATTTTTACAAAATAAACCTCAGAAAGATAGTATAAGTGATTATTTGATTAATAAATATTATATTGGAGATTTTTATAATACTTAAAAAAAATGATTAAATAATTTTTATAATAAAAGGTATATAAACAATGTTTATAAGCAGCCTTAAAATGATTGAACCGGCTACCGCATCAATTGCTGTATATTTATTGGCAAATACCAATAAAATTAAACCGATGATATTAAAAAAAGAGCCTTTACATTATAAAAAAAAGTTATGCAAATGGATAAATAAAAATAAACATCTTATTTTAGAAGTTGGATTAGAAGAATTTTCTGATTTTATATTTGATATTGCAAATTATATTCATGTTCCGGTTCCAACTTTGGCAATAACATTATATTGGGTATTGTTAATAATTTTTATATTAATATAAAATAGTATAATATATGAGTAGTAGCAGCAGTGGTAGAAAATCATCCTCCTTGCAAAATCCAAAAAAATTAATAAGTAAGGAATTAGCAAAGAGAGAAAAGCATTGCAATAATAAAGTTATTTACGAATATAAACGACCTCCAATTGATCCTTATGAAAATTATGATGATCTTGAATTATTTAAAAAAGATTATCCTTTTGATACTGATAAAAGTTGTAAAGTTTATGTTGAAGATGGAAAAATAAAAGCAGATAAATATTCTCGTTATTATAAGGATGTTTATACTAAAGCTAGATGCAAAACTGCAAAAGGTGTTTGGAATAAAAATACAGTAAATCGAAATAATACTTATGATATGGGTAATTGCTGGGTTAATAAAGATGATGCAGAATGTGGGGAATTATTAAAAGATAATAATTTTTTAAGAGAAGGAGAAAAAATATCAAGAGATGAAATTAAGAAAGCTCAAAAAATTTGCAATTCTAATAGTAAATGTGATTTAACAAGAATTGGAAGTAATAAAATTGATTGTGTTGTAAAATCTAAATTTTCCAAAGAAGAAGAAGATAAAAATGAAAGTTCTTCCAATAAAACATCTTCATTAAAAAAGTCAATATCAGATAAAATTGATGTTAATAATATGGAAAGTTCATTATATAATTTATATAATTCTCCAAATGCACCAGAAACCTTAAAATTAATTGGAACTGGTAATCGATGTGTTGAAGGATATGTTGAAGAACTTGAAGATATACATGATGATAAAATTGATGATATGATTGTTGAAGATACTAAAGAAGAAAAACCAGTAATTGCCCAATTAGAAGTTACAAGAAATATACCTTCAATGCGTAAATATATGATGCTGAAATATAATAATTATTTGCGTCATATTTATTTTTTAATTGTTAATACTTATCCTGATTTATCAAATAAATCAAATGTAAAATTATTGAGTTTATATATATTTAATAATCCTAATGAAAAAACTTCTTTAGAAACTCTACTTGCTAAATTTAAAAATGCATTAGATGAATATATTAAAAAGTTTAAAACAAATTATTATATGTCTCGAAATAATTTTGATAGATTTGATAAATATGCTGGAGCATTTTATGAAAATTTTTTTATTGAATATTTTTATGATCCTAATAAATATATAAAAGAAGCTTTTGAAAATTATGACTATATTCAAAAATTATTTGTTGAATATTTTATTAAATTATTAAATCCAAATATTGCTGCAGATGTTCCTATAATTAAATATTATATGGGAGATTTGGCACAATCTAGATTTGATGTTTTTAAGAAAAGTTATACTCGATTATTTAATGAATTGAAAAAGGCAAATGATGAACAAAATAAAAATCCATTAAATGAAGATAATAATGAAAAAATTAAATTATTAAAATTTGATATTGAAAATTTATATTTACGAGATTTTAAAAATTATTTTACAGCTGAATTCGCAATGGAAAAAGAAAGAAATCGTCAAATTCATCAAACTTGTGTTAGATATTCAATATCTATTGCTAATCCAAGAGATGCTACTTTCAAATTATTATTTAATAAATATTCAAATTATATTCCAGAAAATTCAAATATATCAGCTTTAGATGAATTCATCGAGGAATATGATGAATTATATAGAAAAAGAGATACTGATTTAGATAAATATTTTTATGTTTATAGTAAATATTTTCCGGATTATTTCACAATTGAAGAATTATCATTTTATAATAATTTTGTTAAAAATAAAATTATAAATTTAGATCCAAATAATGCAGCTGATTATATAGATTTGGCTAAATATATTGATAGCAAAGATAAATTAAAGGATTTCAAAAAATTATATAATTTGATTGATAAAGATGAAACCTCCAATTATGACAATGAAATGAAGAAATTATATAAAAAATTCTTTTCTCATTATTTTGAAGATAAAGAACTTAAATCATCATCTTCATCATCTTCATATTCTTCTGCAAATTCATCTTATAGCCGTGCTTTATTATCTCCATCTGAAGTAGTATCTCGTTCAGAATATTCATCTCCTATAATTGTTATTCCTAAAAATCCTAAGTTGCCAACAGTTCCGCAATCAATTATAAATAATGTTTGTAAGACTATTCATAATAATGATTTAGATAAACGAGGGATGTTGATATGGCATTCAACAGGAAGTGGAAAGACTTGCACTGCTACTTCTATAATGGATGGATTTTGGGGAACAAAAAAGAAAATAATTTATTGCAGCAGTGTTGAGGCAATCAGCAGTAATCCTCCTATTAACTTTTATAAATGTGCAACTGACTTATTTCCGCGATTTGCAGGAAAATCAATAAAAGAAGTAGAAAGAGAATTTAAGAATGTTTTATTTTTAACTTTTGCTAAATTAGCAAATAGAATAGAAAAGAAACAGATTAAATTGGATGATTGCATTTTAATTATAGATGAAGTTCATAATTTATTCAGACCTTTAATAACTCAACGAAAACATCATCAATATTTAGAAAAATTATTATTATCAGGATCTCAATTTCCAAATATGAAAGTATTTATATTAACTGCTACTTTAGGAGATAATCCATCTGAAATATTCAAATTATTAAATATTGTCAGAGATAATGGAACTCCTGAAATAGTTGAAGGAGATTTGAAAAATCTTGATAAATTTAAAAATAAGATAAGAGGATTAGTATCTTATTTTGATATGTCCAATGATACCAGTAAATTCCCAGTTGTCATATATGAAGAACCAAAATTTGTTGATATGTCTAAGAAACAATTTGAAGAGTATATAACTAAATATAAAGAAGTTAAAGAAAGTGCAAAAGATTTTGAAAAATTATCAAAAATAAATTCTTTAAATAAATATTGGGCGGCTGCTCGTCGTTATTCAAATACTCTTTATAATTTTGAGAAAAATATGACACTTCGCGATTTTAGTGCAAAATTAGAAGAATTATTATTAGAAGTTGATAAATATAAAGATCAAAAACAATATATTTATTCGGCATTTTATGAAAATAAGGGTTATGGAGGACACGGCATTTTAGCAATTTCTAAGCAATTGGAATTAAAAGGATATTCACGCCTCACACCAAGTGAAGCAATTAAGATTATAAATAATCCAAATCGTGAAATAGAAGATAAGAAGCCGCGATATATATTAGCCGTTAGCACTCAACTTGGTGTGAATAAAGGCGATGATTTAGATAAAATGAGAGCTTTATATAATTCTCCTTTTAATAAAAATGGTGAATATGTGCAATTATTTTTAGCTTCACAGAATTATAATGAAGGTATTGATTTGAAAGCTGTTCGCCATATTCATATCTTCGAACCTTTAATAACCTGGGCTAGTGATAAACAAACAATCGGAAGAGCTGCTCGTTTATGTTCTCATGCAGATTTAGATAAAGGAGATTGGAATGTTCGCATTCATCGTTATATGAGTAATTTCCCATCAAATAAAATTAATCCAGATATTGCAAAATATCGCAATGGAATTATGGCAATCATAGCAGATTTAGAAGCTAATGAAGTTCAATTAAAAAATGGATTAAAATTATATACAAATGAAAATAAGGAAATTTCAAAACAAATAACTAAAACGAAGAAGGCTAAAGGAGATATAACTGAATTGGAAAATAAACTTTCAATAAATAAAGAAACTATTGAAAATATAAAAGAAAATATAGAGAAAAATAAAGATGATTTGAAAACACAAAAAGCAGAATTAAAGAAATATCCTGATGAATTGGCACCTGCAAAAGGAAGAGGACGAGCAAAGAAAACAGTTGATGCCGATGGAGTTGAAAATATTGATAAATTCATATATGATAATGCTATTCATAAAATGAAACATATTCTTTCATTATATCAATCAATGAAAGAAGCGGCAATTGATTGCCAAGTATTAAAACAATTCCATAGCTCAGGAAATCAAGATATAAATTGCCATAAATATTAAGATTTTTTTATTTTTTTTATATTTATAGAATAATGACTATATACGATTGCATTATTATTGGTTCAGGTCCAGCTGGATTAACTTTTGCAACTCTAGCAGATAAAAATGAAAAAATTATGATAATTGAAAAAGATAAATTTATTGGAGGATGTCATAAAGTAAATAGACAGCAATATGAGAATGAGAGTTATTTTTGCGAACATGGACCAAGAGTTTATTTTAATAATTATATAAATTTCAAAATGATTTTGAATAAAATCGGGTTAAAATTCAAAAATGTTTTCATTAAAGCGAATTCATCAACAATTGATTTTTTATATCAATTAGCAATTGAATATAAAGTATTTAATTTTCGAGAAATATGGATAATAACAGTTGAATTTTTTAAATTATTATTAGATCCTAATTATGCAAAGAAACTATCTATATATGATTTTATGAAATCGAATAATTTTACAGAAAAAGCATTTGAATATACAGATCGTTTTATTAGAATTAGCGATGGCGGAGATATTAAGAAAGTTTCTTTAAATACTTATTTGCATTTAATAAATGAAGTTATTTTATATGAAACTTATCAACCAAAACTGCCAAATGATGAAGGATTATTCAATATCTGGAAGAATTATTTAAATTATGTAGATTTTAAATTTAATACTTCTATAAATAGAATTGAGAAAGATGATAATGGAATAATAAAATTAATAGCTGATAATAATAAAACTTTTCAGACAAGACGATTAATATTAGCTATTCCTCCATTAAATTTATATAAAATCTTGAATAATTCACCAGAAGAATTAAGAACTATTAATGATTTGGCTGAATATTCAGAAAAGACAGAATATAATGAATATATTTCAGTTACATTTCATTGGAATTTTGAAATTAAGGAATTGAAAGATACTAAAGAATATTTGATAAATACAACGGATTGGGGGTTAATCAAAATAATTTTATCAAATTATATGAAATTCAAAGAAAGAAATTCAAAAACAGTTATTAGCTGTTGTGCATCATATTTAGATAGAAAAAGTAAATATTTAAATAAAACCGCAAACGAATGCAAAGATAAAAATGAAGTTATTTATGAGATATATCGACAATTGAAGGAAATATATCCAACACTCCCAATACCTACATTAGCATTTATAAATAATTATTATGAAAATAGAGAATGGAAATCAAATGAAACTGCATTTATAAAGACAGTAAATTATAATTATCTGAAAAATAATAAATTGAGTGATAATATCTATATTCTCGGAACTCATACAGGAAATGCAAAAATTCATTTTACTTCATTAGAAAGTGCGGTAAGTAATGCAATTTCTTTAATAAATCAAATTTATAATAAAGATTATCCAATAAAAAGGGCTTTTACAATTAAAGATTTAATTATGATGATTATTCTTTTATGGCTAATAATAGAGATGATGAAGTAATGGTTTTAATTGAGGATGGAATGCCTATGACATCAAAATTAAAAGCTGATTTCGTGAATATATCGGCGACAACTCCTACATCTAAAGAAGACAGATTATTAACTTTATATGAATTTTCTGAAAAAAATCAAAATAGAGAATGTCAGACGGAAACGAGCGACGCTTCAAATGAAATATCATATAGACGAGATAAATTAATTAAGTCAATCAAAGAAAATAAGAAGAAATTAAATACATCTTTATATATAATTTCGTCAAAATATGATTTAATTTATTTTAGATATAATCGCATTTCTTTATTGATATTAATTATATCTACAATAACCACTTTTATTGAAGCAATAAGATTAACTTTGATCAATTATCAGAATGATATCAAAGATAATCAAATGCAAATGATAATATCAAAAGAAACAATATCATTAATAATAAATATGTTTTCATTATTCTTAGGAACTTGTCTTACTGTTTTAAGTTCAATTGTTAAATTTAGAAATTATCGCGAAAATATGGAAAAACTGAAAAATATTCACGATATATTATTCAATTATAAGATGATGTATAATAAACAATTGGATTTAATAGAATATTTCACATTTTCAAATAATTTAACAATTGAATTATTTGATAAACTTGTTGAGAATGTGGAAACAATAAATAAAGAAATAAAAGATGTTAATATTTTTGAAAATATCAGAATAAAAGATATTATTAAATTTAATAAGATAAAAGCTGATCATGATATTCAATTAAAGAAATTATCAACAAAAAAAGAATTAGAATTTTTAAAATTGACAATTGAATCAACGCGAAATAAATGTTTATATGAAAAAGCAACAACAGAAATAGAAACTGATATTAATAATAATCTAAAGAAAAATAAACCAGGTTGTTTTTAATTTGAATAAGCTAAACCTCCCATACCTGAAAGGATGCGAAGAACATTATAATTAACAGTATAGATATATATTGTGCCATTGACTGAAGAAGAAACTGATAAAACAGCAGTATCTATACGAGACATATTAAGGGTGCCAGATGGTTGATGATCCTCTGGCTTAATAGCAAAGGAATAAACATTGATACCATTATTGAAAAGGCTGGGAGTAAATTCATGATGTTGATAAGGTTGAACAAGACTGAAATAACTTCCTTTGCGTTCAGCAAAACGATCATTGCCATTTAATTGTATCTTGGCTTGAGTTATGGGATTGCGACCAAGAATATATTGATTATCAGTATTGCGATCAGTAAAGTTATTCCAATATGGAGCAGCTACAACATTATCAGTTGCAGTATCAGGTTTGACAACCCACACTAATTCTTTACAAGGATGATTGAAATTCATGCGAATAGTCTTCATTGAATTTGTGGAATTTCCAGTAACAGTATCCGCGCCAGTAAATTGGAGTTGTTCAATTAGATATTCATGAGATAATTGGGCAAATCGGCGGCGTTCATCAGTATCAAGGAAGATATAATCAACCCATAATGAAGCAGATGTTAAAGATATTTTGCTTGAGAGCAACACCGGTTACATCATATAAAGATGTAGCACGATCAGATAAATTAGCTCCAGTATCAACCATTGCAGTTGCATTTTCAAATTCTATATTTATTTTTACTTCATGATATTGGAGAGCTATTAATGGAAGAGCTAAACCAACATTGCGACAGAACCAGAATTCAAGAGGAACATAAACAGAATAGCTATTTGCAGCATTTAATATTATTGAACGATTATATTTGTCAGCACCAACCATAAGTTTATAACCTTCGCGTTTTCCTACTGGAAGTGATAATTCATTCCATATATATAACCATTCTGAATAATGCTTATCAATGCGTTGTCCTCCTATTTCTAATTCAATAGTTTTTAATAACTTAAGACCAAAATATGGAACTAATGCAATTGGAGCATTTTGTGATCCTGAAGCAGCCGGAGTATTAGTATTAGTAATAGTTCCAGTGAAATAAACACGACTTATTAAATCACCGTTGCGAGTAACTTGACAAGTTACACGAGAACCAAATGAAGAAGAACCATTGAAAGTTTGTTCAATCGCTTCTATTGCGAAATTAGTATGACGGCGATAAGCAACTTTAAAAAAAGTAATTTGAGGATTACCAGTTAAATAAACGTCCTGAGCACCATAAGCAACAAGTTGAATAAGACCACCACCCATTTATGCTATATTCTTTATACTATAATAGGAGAAAAAAAAAGTATATAATTTAATTTGAATAAGCTAAACCACCCATACCTGAAAGAATACGGAGGACATTATAATTAACTGCATATACATATAATATTGATTTAGTTGGATCATAATCAGTTGCAGTATTACCAGTCTTATCTTCAAAGCTTAGATATAATAATGCAGTATCTATACGAGACATATTAAGAGTTCCAGATGGTTGATGTTCTTCTGGTTTTAGAGCTAATGAATATACATTAATTCCTGCATTAGTTGGGATATTCTCATGATGTTGATATGGTTGAACAAGATTGAAATAACGACCAGGGCGTTCATAGAAACGATCATTGCCATTTAATATTAATTTAGATGATTTAACTGGGTTAGAAGGTAAATTAGAACTATAAGCAGTATTACTACCACCCGCATAATTTACATTAGTTTGAGTTAAATCTTCCTTTAATTCAATATAAGTCTTTGGAAGATTAGCTCCATTTGCTGTAATATTTATAGCATTTGCCGCAGTAGTATAATTAAACCAGTTGCCTCTTTTCTCAGGAGTGCTTTCATCATTAGTTATAAACCATACTAACTCTTTGCAAGGATGATTAAAATTTAATTTAGTTTTTACACCAGTTGATGATGTAATTGCTTCTTGTCCAGTAAATTGTAATTGTTCAATTAGATACTCATGAGATAATTGGGCAAATCGGCGGCGTTCATCAGTATCAAGGAAGATATAATCAACCCATAATGAAACAGAAGATAAAGGATTTGGAGTTGATGCAAATTTTCCACATTTCTCAGCAGCTTCAAAATTAAGATTAATCTTAACTTCATGATATTGAAGAGCTATTAATGGAAGAGCTAAGCCAACATTGCGACAGAACCAGAATTCAAGAGGAATATGGAGAGTATTACCAGCTAAAGCAGATCCACCGTAAGCACCGATCATTTCATTATATCCATGGCGTTTAGATACAGGAAGTGAAAGCTCATTCCATATATATAACCAATGAGAATAATGCTTATCTATCTTTTGACCACCAATTTCTATTTCAACATAATTTATTAAACGAAGACCATAATAATTATAATAAAAATCATTTGTTGCTAAAGCAGGAACGGTTACCTGTAAATACATGCGATTAATTAAATCACCATTACGAGATATTTGGCAAGTTACGCGAGAACCATAACCTGGAGTTCCATTGAAATTTTGTTCAATCGCTTCTAATGCAAAATTAGTATGTCGGCGATAAGCAAAAAAAAAAAGTATATAATTTAATTTGAATAAGCTAAACCACCCATACCTGAAAGAATACGGAGGACATTATAATTAACTGCATATATATAGATATTACCAGAAACAGCCTTGCCTCCATTAGATTTTGGAGTAACTGCTAAAGTTGCAGTATCAATACGAGACATATTTAAAGTTCCAGATGGTTGATGTTCTTCTGGTTTTAATGCAAAGGAATATACATTAATTCCACGATTAAGAGGAATATTAGTATGATGTTGATATGGTTGGACAAGATTAAAATAATTACCATTACGAACACTGAAACGATCTTGACCATTTAATTGTAAAAGACAGTTATCAAATGGATTTACATATTTAGTATAAACATTTGCATTTTCATATGGGATTACATTATCAAGTAAATAAATATTTTCTTTAGTTGTTGATACACCTGCAACACCAAGATTTGAAGTTACTAAAGTTTTATAAGTAGTAGTGCTGAAATTAGTATCATTTGGAAATCCAAATTCATCAGCATTTGAAAGATTTGAAACTGGTAAATCAGAATTTAAAGTTGGTATAGTATAATTATACCAATGGCAATTTGGAGTGTTTATTTTAGCAACCCATATCAATTCCTTGCAAGGATGATTAAAACTTAATTTGATGCGAGAACCAGATGAATTTAATGGTTCTTGTCCAGTAAATTGGAGTTGTTCAATAAGATATTCATGAGATAATTGAGCGAATTTTCGGCGTTCATCAGTATCCAAGAAAATATAATCAACCCATAAATTTGGATTTATTAAATTTTTTGGATTTGTTTCAGTTGCTCCATTTCCTCCTCCAACAACATATGTACAATTTTGGAAAGTCTCAAAATCAATCTTTAGTTTTACTTCATGATATTGTAAAGCAATTAAAGGTAAAGCAAGACCAATATTACGACAGAACCAGAATTCAAGAGGTATATATAAAGTGGTTACTTTAGTTCCTTCTTTTCCATCATTATCATTTTCAGCATAACTATTATTTAAAATATCACGATCAGCACCAACCATAGTATCCCAGGCATAACGCTTACCAATTGGAAGTGATAATTCATTCCATATGTAAAGCCAATCAGAATAATGTTTATCTATTTGTTGTCCTCCAATTTCAATTGAAACGGCTTTTAATAATCGGAGACCTAAATAATTAACATATGAATTTCCAGCAACTTCTAATTTTGGTATTCCGACTTCTAAATATGTGCGATGGATTAAATCGCCATTGCGTGATATTTGGCATGAAACGGAATTGCCAAAATTTGGAAGACCGCTAAAAGTTTGTTGTATAGCTTCCATAGCAAAATTAGTATGTCGGCGATAAACAACTTTAAAAAAAGTAATTTGGGGATTACCAGTTAAATAAACATCCTGAGCACCATAAGCAACAAGTTGAAGAAGACCACCACCCATTTATGCTATATTCTTTATACTATAATAGGAGAAAAAAAATAATCCGTAAATTATATAAAAGCATAGTTCTTTTTTTTATTATTATTGTTAATATGTTTAAAGACAAAACATCTAAAAAGCGATTTCAGAATGTTGATATAACCAGAGATTTATCAACTTTGGATGCAATGCATAATAAAATTATAAGTAATTATAATCAGAAAATAATTGATGATCAAAAATATATTGAGAAAATAAATAAATTAGAAATAAATTATAAAAATAT